TCTTAGTTTTCTTATTATTTTTTTTATTATATTTCTTTTTTTTAGTTCCTGCAAAGACGACAGGTATAAAATTACTTTTGGGTCCAAGACTCATTAATAATCTTTTTCATCAGCCATTCTGAATACAGCATCATCTACATGTATAGAACCTGGCTCACTTGGTTGACTTACGTCATACTCAAATGGTTGATACTTTCTAGGTGCATGTTTAGAAAAATCAATATTAGTGTGTGGTCTGTTTGGGTTTTTACCATCAGGTCCATCACTAAGTTGACCTTGCTTAACTTTAGCCTTTGGATCAAATTTAGTTTCCATTGTTATCTCCTGTTATAATTTTATTTTTTTAATCTTTAATATATTTTTAGTTGGTATAGTTGAATGACCACCACCTTGTTTTATTTCTCCGTTTGATTCAAAATTAAAATCAGACATTAAAATTGTAACCTTTTCATCATTTCTCATAAGCCAACCAACTGTACAACAGATTGCTGTAGTTGATTTTTTTATATCGGGTATATCAACCCAAATCGAATCAGCCACGATATCTTCCCACCAGGCGATCACTAAATCGTATGGGAAAATTTTCTTATTTACTTCTGGAAGTTTTCTTTTTGACACCTTTTAATTTACCAGAATTTTCCATAGCATAAAACACGGCTTCACCTTTTTTCTTGCCGTATTGTTTTACCATAGATTTTTTAATTTTTTTACCTTTTTTATTTAGTGGCATTAATATCCAAACTTGTTATCTGATACTTCGAATGTATTCTGTAGTGATGAGTTAAATCTATTTCCAAATCTAGGATGAGTTGGTCTACTCATACATCCGTATCTTAATGCATCGTATGCGTGATCCTCTGCATTAGTATCTACATCTTCGGGGTTCTTATCGTCTGTTGGTAATGTTGCTAGTGTTCTAATTAGATTTCTACAGGTAGAGAATATTCTTATACCTGGTTCCTTATCATTTAGTTTTAATCTCTTGTGAATCTCTAACTTACCATTAATTCTACTTTTAGGTGATCTATCTGATGGTCTCCATCTGCATCCATTCTGTATCATTGTTTCTGCAATACTTGGACCAACATCACCTCTTCTTGCCCATGTACTAACATCTAATACACCATAATGGATATACTCATCTCTCTCTAAACTTAATACTTGTCTTGCGAAAACATCTGCCGTAACTTTTTTGGTATATAATTCTCTATAAATCCATATATTGTTATTGTAATCAATAGCAAACCATAGAACACAAGCAGGAGAAGAATAACCCCAGTCAGCAGCACGAAACTTATACCAGCCTCTAGGTATCTCGAAAGGTTCGACCACATGTGTTGCTTTACTAAATTCTGGAAATGCAGAATCCTCATATGCATCCCAATCTCCATCTAAGAACTGTTTACGTTGTACTTCTGGTAAAGATGCCAACATGATATAATAATCATCTGTCTGCATCAGATAAGGATTATCCTGTAGCTTTGCTGGAATAAATCTTCTGGTAATATATTTTTTACCATTAGGCGTATCTATCCCCACATCAAACGCAGTATTTGGTTCACTAGGTTCTACGAACATCTCTCGCACCCATTGTGATCCTACGTTACCTGGATTACCTGTTGCTCTCATATAGACAGGTATGTCCTTATCAACGGATCTTAAAGAAGATCTTAAAAAATTATATATATCTGGCGAAGGATATTGTGGAAGTTCGTCTATTCCTATCCATGTATATGATTGACCTTGGTATCTTAACGCATCCGTCATGTTTTCTGCGTAACCAAACTCTATCTTTGCCCCCGAAGGGAATCGCCACTCTTTTTCTTGTTCTCTCCATTTTGCACCAGGAAATGCTTTCGAGTATAATAACTGAGACTTCTGTATCAGGTCTCTCAACTCTGGCATTGTCCTCCTCACTAACAGTGCCCTGTGATTTGCTTTCGAACAATAACGAAGCGGATCTACTAGCATCGCATATGATTTACCACCGCCTCTTGCCCCACCATAAAATACCTCTCTCTCAGAGGATGCAAGAAATTCTGTCTGTGGACCAGAGTTAGGTCTAAAGATAACTTCTTGATTATTTATGTGCTCTTTTACATTCTTGGGAGCACTGTCTATTACATCTTCCGTAAGCAGCTGTGTGTCTTTTCCTGTTAATGCCTTATTGATAGTTAACAGTTTATTCTTAGTATTTTCTGCTGACATCTTGGCAGAACGTAATGTCTGTTCCGCCTTCGCAACTTTCTTACGTGTACGAGCTAGAATCTGTTTGACTGACTTCTTGGCTTTCTGCTGAACTACTCTCTTCGGTTTCGGTGGTGCTATTTCGTTCAAGTCTTTTTTTAAGTCCGACATGTGATATGTATCTTCCTGTTTTTCTATGTAGCCATTGTGCAGTCTCTCTTAGAGAACAGGTCTTAGAATATTCTTTTGCCTGTCTAAGAGCATCTAATTCTTCTTTGATAGGTTCTATATAGTCTGGATCACTAGATTGTTTAAAACCAAAGGGTATTATTCTTGCCCTTTTTTTAATTTTTGTTGATTCCACTTTGAAATGTTTTTTTAAATTTTATAAAACCTTTTCCTTTAGATGATATCCCAATTTTAAATTTTGTATCTTTATCAATTTGTTTTTGATATGTTATATTAGGATCTAATTCTGGTTTAAGTTCCTTAAAAGTTGTAATTAAATTTTCATCTGGACTAAATTTAGATTTACTATCATAGGTAAATAATCCCATATTAAATTTACCTTTATTACCATTTAAAACAGGTTGATTCGAATATGTTTTTTTTCTTTCTGAATCTTCTTTAGTCATTTTTAGGTGTATCTTTCGCTGGTAATATAAATATTCCATGCATAGCTTTCATATTTATATCTAGTTGATCCTTCTTTGTTATCCCAACCCTATCTAGAATTGAGTTAGCGGCTGCTAGACGAATACTTGCTTGTGGTGTAGTGCCGTCTTCATCTAGTAAGGTGATTAACCTATTAGCCGCTTTTGCAGAGTGTGTTGATAAATGAGTCTCCGCTAATTCTGTTATCTCCTTCTTGAGATTTCTAATTACCTTCGGGTAACTATGCTCCGAGTAACCAGCTATACGAGCCGCCTCTCTTGGATTTCCCTGTGCCTCTCCGAACAATACGTCTAGAAACTTTTCCTGCATATCGGTCAAGTTTCTTTTTTGAGTCTTTGTTATAGAAGAATCCATTGTTTGCATTTATAATCTCCATTAATTCTTTGAATGGAAGTCTCTTAGCCGATGATAATATCTTGATCTTCCTCATTCTCGGCTCTTGCTTCCATAAGTTCTGGTGGTGTTACCCTTCTTTCGGGTAGCATAGGCATTACTGGTCTAGCATTAGGGTCTCTAGGGAACCTTTTCGGTCCTAGATCCTCATCTGCTGGTACAGCTGCCATCTTATTCTGCATTTTTTCCAGAAAATTACCCTCACTCATAGGTTCATTCATTCCTGGTGAGCCTAGAAGTGCAGATTCGCTGCCTTTGATCTCATTTGAGACTGGCATGTTAACACCTTTCTCCATTAATTTAAAAAAATTAGTCTCTTTCTCTACTTTGGTTGCACTTTTACCCCTGACAGGGAATACTCCTTGTCCTGTTCTAAGATAACTGGGTATGTTTGCCTCGAATTTCATAGTTATTTAATTATTCGTGATGACCCCTTTTCGCCTATTGGCTGTAGTTTGTGTTGTGTGTCCTTTGAATAATATGTATTTCCTATTATAAGGATGGATATCAATTTTGTCAAGTATTATTTTCAGATAATTTAGACTGCGACACTATAGACATAGACAAAATTGAACGTGGGGTGTATAATGTTCATAGGAACCCCCCAGGGAGCCTATACATATATCCTAGGCATATATTTACAGGGGGGTATATAGGGTATTCCCAGGAATATTGTCGGAATATTTAGCCCAGAAATATAGCCCCGAGTGTAGTTAACATGGACTTTGGGGATTTTCTGGCTTCCGTATATATAGTATATAGGACTACCCCCCTGGCACACGCATAGGGTGTACCCAGAAATTTTTTGGCTAGTATCTATGGGAAAATTTGAGGGTTGCGTAGCAACACCTTATTAATCCCTTTAGGGATTACGAGGGAATTTTCTGGGGTGACCTTAGGAAGCCCAGAAAATTTCCGAGCAAATTTTAAAATTTTAAATTACAATTTGTGGTTGACACCCAGAAACACCAAGGGGATCACTGATTTTTGTTT